GCTTTCCTGGTGTGCGCAGGTACAAAAGTCCCATCTTTTTTGTAATATGCATCTACTTGAACAATAGAGCTGTTTGACCTTGACTCAACACCTGTAGCGTCGAGTGGTGCCACGAATTTTCTCAAGTGCGCATACGGGTCGCCTCCCGTGCCCCAGCTTGGCTGCATGTCGGGCAGGCCGTCATCCAGGGTGCGGCCGGTGTTGCCATGCGGGTTGAAGTATCCGCCCTGCGGGTCTGCCGCTGTGTTTTGGATTTTGCTGCGTAGTCGCTGCATGCGCTGCTCAACGTCAAAGCTAAGCGCGCGGCGTTGTGCCTCTATCTGGTCAACTTTTGCCAGGGCGTAACGCTCAAAATCTTTAAAGCAACTTAGCCTCTCGCTGATCGCTTGCGAGCCGCAGATTGATTGGGCTGCACTTGTCATGCATGGCGCGTAACGGGCAGTCCCATCGACTGCGGCACAGGTGGTGTACGCGCGTGCCACATAGTCCTGGGCGCTGGCGTGTCCGGTCAATAACGCGGCTGCAACAACCCAAACCAATTTATTCATAGCCGTCCTTCGCTACCCCCCCCACGGGCTGCATGGGTGCAGTGTTTACCAACGATTGTTCTTGTCGTGTCGGTGTGTGTTTTTGTTGCCGACACGGATCCGGCATTCTATGAGCTGGCCACCTGTAGATCTTGGCCGTCTGTTTGTGATGCGCGTCCGTTGACAAATACGCGCACAAAGATCAAACATTCGCTTTTGCCGCGCTTGTCCAGCTTGGCAAATAAAGCCAACAGTTCAGCCACCATGGGGTCTGGCTTTGATGCCATGTATTGCACGGTTGCCTCTTCAGCTTTGTTGTGATGATGACTTGTGTCGTCGTTGTCGCGCATCGGCCCTATGCCTTCAGCAAGCCACTTGGTTCTAACCCGCAAAAAATCAGCGGCGCGGACAAGGTTTTGCCCTTCAATGCTTTTTGTTTTTCCGCTGCGCCAATCGCTGACGGATGCGCCAGAGCATCCGCAGTAGGCGGCCAGGTCTTTACCCCTAACAACAGGCGGCCCGGCCATGGCAGCCAAAACACGTTCTTTAAGTGTTGTATGCATAAGGCGAGCCTAACAAAAATAAATTAGGATCTCCTGTTTACAATTGCTAAGGAATGCCTAATAATTCCGACATGAACATGACAGACCAAGAAATCGTTGCCGCTTTGGGCGGCGTTACAGCCGTAGCGCACCTGCTCGGCATCAAACCGCCGTCTGTGCATGCATGGATTGAGGGCGGCATCCCAGAGGTGCGCCTGATCCAGCTCGCAGGGCAAATTGAGGCCAAGACCGACGGCCGATTCAGCCGTCGCGCTCGCTGGCCCGACAAATACAAGATGTATTGGCCCGAACTGGCCAGCCCCGCCCAACAAGAAGCGCAGGGGGTTTGAGTGGCGCACCCGTTGACACCCACCCGCCGCAGTCCACCCGCCCTGGCGCGTCTTTCTGCTGGCGCATGTCTCCTCCTTACCGCCAGCCGTGATGCGGGGTTGAATGCCCCCCGCAGCGTTTGTCAGGCGGGCACGGCGGGTGGGTTTTTTATTGCTCATGCCGGCAGTGTGTTTTTTTTGCCGGCAGCGCAGATGGCATCAGATGGCAACACGTGTTGCGGTCTGTTGCGCGCTGCGGTTTAAGGGGTTTGCATGAGTCAACTAACGCTTGATTTTCAGCCGACGCTGCCAGAGCGGTTTGCCAGCCTGCGCGAGTTTGTGGCGCATCGCTCGGTGGTGGTGGCCAAGCACCTGAAGGTGCAGGCCGCTGACATGGACCTGGCACCAAGCACGCTTAGCCGCAAGCTCAATCCGGCTGATGGCGACACGCAGCGCTTTAACCTGGACGACCTGGAGTCGTGGATTAAAAGCACGGGCGACGCCAGTGCTGTGATCGAGTACCTGGCCGCCAAATACCTCGACACCGACGGGGCCAAGCAGGCCCGCATGGTGAGAAACGCAGAAAAGCTGATGGCCGATCTGGCCGGGCTGGTGGCGCACATGAAGGTTCATCAAGCATGAATGATATCGATATGACAGATTCACAAGCCACCCGATCGGCTGCTTTTAATGCAGCCAGGCGCACACTGCCACTGCGCGGCACGCAGTTAGATATCGTGCGTGTGATGCGCCAGGCGCACGCAGCAGGCGTTATTGACCTGTCTGGCCGCGAGCTGCAGCAGTTGTTTGAGCAGGCTTATGGTCGGCGCATTGATGCCAGCACGATTGCAGCGCGTGTCAATTCGATGGTAGCTGCCGGGGTGTTGCAGCGCTGTGCGGTGCGCATGTGCACAGTCACTGGCGTCAAGATATCACCGTTTCGTGCCGTTCCTGAGCAGATCAGGATGGTGGCGTGATATGGCAAATCAGTGGCTGCGGCTGTGGCACGACATGCCAAACGACCCGAAATGGAGAACCATTGCAAGGGTGTCGAAACAGCCGATCAGCCTTGTAAAGTCTGTGTACCTACATCTGCTGGTTGACTCATCTCAGAACAAGGATCGCGGCCTGTTTTCAATCTCTACTGAAGACTTGAGCAGCGCCCTTGATGCAGAGGATGAGGACATACGCGCAATTTTGGAATCTATGCAAGGTCGCGTCCTTAATGGAAAGCGGCTGTCTGGGTGGCAAGAAAGACAGCCAGCACTCGAAACCGGTGGCGACGGAAACAACAGTAGTAGCTACGGTAGCAACTACGTTTACTACGTTTCTTGCCGTAGCACGGGACTCGTGAAAATTGGAGTCAGCCGAAATCCTTGGTCTAGATTGAAAGATTTACAGACCGCTGCCGGCTCGAAATATGAAATGCTGGCGTCGATCAAGACCGATATGCGCTCGGAGGTCGAGGTGCATAAGTTGTTTTCAGCTTCAAGGGTTAGGGGCGAGTGGTTCAAGTACACAGAGGCTCTTTCTCGAGTGGTAGATGCCCTAAAGAGCAAGGAAATCGAGGATTACGCTTCGATGATTGCGCTGATCTCTGAGCTGCCAGTAGCAATGTTTACAACTACCGTAGTAGCTACCGTAGAAACGCCAACAACTACGGTAGCTACGAAAGATAAAGATAAAGATAAAGATAAAGATAAAGAAGAAATACCCCCCATACCCCCCAAGGGGGCATGTCCGCCAAAAACCGCCGTTTCGTTGCCGGCTTGGTTGACCATGAAAAAAGCAGCCGGTGACCAACCGATACCGCCAACAGATGCGGTGTTTGCGTACGCTGAGCAAGCTGGCATCACCGAGGAAATGCTGCGCCTGGCATGGCGCGAGTTTCGAGACCGATATTCGCAACCAGACGCAAAGCGGTACAAGGACTGGCGTGCTGTTTTTGCCAAGTCGGTGCGCGGCAATTGGCATAGGCTGTGGCGCATCGATGCTGGTGGCGGGTATGTGTTGACCACCGAGGGTTTGCAGGCGCAAAAGGTTCAAAAATCAAAACTTGGGGCTGAGGCATGAGCGCGTCGCTGATGCCGTTTGATGCGTATTTTGGCGATGCGCAGCACGATGTGGCGCAGCAGCACGATGTGGCGCAGCAGCCAGATGCGCCTGGCGTTGAGGCTGAGCAGTCGCTGCTGAGCATCCTGATCGCCTTCCCTGACGCTTGGGACGATGTGGCCGAGACGCTGCGCCCGGCCATGTTTGCCAACGATTTGCATCGGGTGATTTTTGTCGAGTTGGGCCGCCAGATCAGCTCAGGCAAGGGTGTGAGCATTGTCACGCTGGCTGAGCAGTTGGGCGCTGAGCGTGTGTCGCTGCCTGAGCTGCATGCCATTGCGCAGTGCCATGACCACAGCGCCCGTCCAGCCCGTGCGTTGGCTGACCTGCTGACCGAGCGTTACAAGGCCGCCGAGCTGCACCGCCTGGCGCAGCGCCTGGCGCAGGCAGCGTTTGACCACAGCACGCCGGTGCAGAACCGCATTGATGTGGCTCTGGCTGAGCTGCAAAAGCTTGAGGATGTGGGTGGCTTTGTTGATGATTTTGTGGGCTGCCATGAGGCTGCCATGGCGCACCTTGAGCTGATTGACCAGCGCGAAAACGGGGCATATGTTGGGATGCAGACCGGGTTGTCTGACTTGGACGAAATGCTGGATGGCGGGTTGCAGCGCGGTAATTTGCTGGTGATTGGCGCACGCCCCAGCATGGGCAAAACAGCGCTTGGAATGACGATTGGACTGCATGTGGCCAGGCAGCATACGGTGGCGATGTTTAGCATGGAGATGCCGCACGCGGATGTGCGCGACCGCAAGCTGGCAATTCTGGGGCGTCTGTCGTTGTCTGCGCTGAAGCGGCCAAAGGTGGCGCATCTGGATTATGCGCGGGTGCTTGATGCCGTTGAGGCAGCCAAGCCGCTGAAGTGGTGGGTGTCTGACAAGTCGGGTTTGACGATTTTGCAATTGCGCACCAGGGCCCGCATGGTGCAGCGCAGGCGTGGGCTTGATGTGCTGGTGGTGGATTACATCGGGCTGATGTCTGGCATCAACCCCCGCGAGATGCGGGCATACCAAATCGAGGAAATAAGCCGAGGCCTGAAGGCGTTGGCCAAGGAGTTGAATATTGCTGTGCTGTGTCTGGCGCAGGTGAACCGTGGCGCCATGGACCGCGTCAACACTGTGCCCGGCCTGCATGACCTGCGTGACAGCGGGGCCATTGAGCAAGACGCTGATGTGGTGATGTTCATTCACCGCCCCATCATTTCCAACCCGCAAGCCGGGCCAGAGTTTGACCACTACGCCCTGCTGCGCGTGGCCAAGAATAGGCAGGGCAAGACGGGTGATGTGCATCTGCATTACACCGGCGCTTACACCAGGTTTGACGCCTGGGGTGGCCCGGTGCCGATGGCATCAGGCGGGGCGTCCAGGGCTAAGTCCAGCAAAGGGTTTGGTGGCGATGACTAACCAGACACCCGTATGCCCTGCCTGCGCGCACCATCACGCTGGCGGCATGGGTGCATATCGCATGGGGTGTGTGCAATGCTGCGCCAGATTGGTGGCCAGCGCCCGGCCCTTGCGCCACTTGCAAGAGGGCCACTTGCACGCCATCACCCGCCGCCAAAACAACCCAACCCGCCAGCAAATCCTGGCAGCCATGAGGTAAACCAATCATGCAAATCAACGTCAGCCTCGCAGGCATTGATGCCGTGCAAAAAAAGCTCGCCAGCCTGAGCGCCGCGCAGGCCTCTGGCGCCATCAGCATGGCCATCAATAAAACCACCGCCAAAGCCAAA